CGATTTTCTGTTTTTGTGTGTTTTGGAAATAAACACAGCATACCTGTGGAGGTTATATCCCACAACCTGTTCACGTGTTTTACCTACACCCGGGTGCATAGGCCGTCAGGTTTTAAAACGGTTGTTCATATCTTGATGGTGATGAACTGAGGGGATCGACGTATGGATACAGTGTATCATGCTATCACCCCTCTCGCACAATCGAAATTTACCAGATCTTACACCAGTGAATAAGGGGTAGATTGTGTGATGGTGCTTAGGCAGTACCCCCACGCCAGTGCTGCGGTGCAAAGATGGGGACACCGAGTGTCTTTAGTGACTAGTGGGCGGTTTTAAATAACGCGTTATGGTGTTAGCGTTACCCACCGAGGCAGTAGATTAATACGTCTATTGTCACGCCGAATTTGTATTAACAAAAATAAAAATAAAAATAAAAACAAAAATAAAAATGCCGGCAACAAGCCTGCACGCCCTGTTATGGTAAGCGGGAACGGAGATTATCAAGCTGATATATCCAAGATTGTGAAAGGTGCAGTTAAGCAAGGTCTCACGTCTCTTGGTAGTAAAGCTGGTGCATATATAGGTAGTACCATTGGGTTACCTATGACTGGCGCAAAAACTGGAGCTAAATTAGCAGCCCGTTTGAGTAAGTTAATCGGAACTGGTGACTACGCTGCGTCTGTTGACGTAGTCTCCAATTCTTTGATAAAACCTTCAGCGGCATCCCAGTACGCGTCTTTTGCGGACTCAAAATCTAGTGTTCGTCTTATGCACCGGGAGTATCTTCAGGATGCCTTTTCAGGTTCCACTGCCAGTGTCTTCAATAACACGTCATTTTCGATCAACCCCGGGTTGTCTAATACTTTCCCGTTTTTATCACAAATTGCTAGTAATTTCGAGGAGTATAAATTTCACGGATTGGTGTTCGAATTTGTTTCAACCACTAGTCCGTACAACAGTAGCTCAGCTATGGGTAGTTGTATCATGGCTATGGAGTATAATGCAAACTCGCCTGCGTATACAAGTAAACCTCAAATGGAGAATTCAGATTTTGCCATATCTGCTCGACCAGATAAATCTATGATTTACGGTGTTGAATGTGCAGACAATGCATCAAATCATCTGTTCATCCGTGGAGGTTCATCTACGTTACCGTTGACGAGTACTGACATTGGCAAGTTTCAGTTTGCCACATTAACTCCTCTGGCCGGTAGCACTACCCTTGGTGAAATATGGGTTACTTATGATGTGGAGTTGTTTAGACCGAAAGTATCCGCTAATAAATCCGGTTACTATCATTTAGCAGCAACTGTTCCAAGCGGTATGGCTGCTAAAACATTGTTTTCTGGCGACATTGTAGTGAAGCGACCTTCATCTGTGGCACCGGTATTACCGGTAGCCACTGGTAACTTAACTGATGTGACCTTCAATGCATCCGGTACAACTTTTACATTGACCAGTGTTGATGTTGGCGATGTTATTTACGTTACTGCTGAGTTTCAAGCCTCTTCTACGCTTACAAACTCCTTTACGTTTACAGCCAACGCATCGTTGACACCTCTTAGTGTTTTCGGTGATTCAACCACCGCGTATAACAGTAGTAATGTTGAGATTAGCACAACTATCAGGTGTAAGCGTGATGCTGTCTACCTCGTAAACAGCAATGCTGTCACGCCTACGCTATCTTTGGCTACCGGTCAGGCAACAACTAGTGTCGGCACAATGGACGTGTTTATTATCAGTTTGGGAAATGGTCTTTCTCAAAACGACCTCTAGACACTATCTTTTCTCCCCTCGCTTGGGTGATATAGCGGCATCTGGATGATGAACTTAGTTTCCTGGCATCGGCTTCTGGCAGTGTAAGTCCATAGCATGGGAATAGCGTAACAATCCCCTGTAGGCATCACAGTATGTATCCAGTCAATTTAATCTCACTGTACATAGCATGGGAATAGCGTAACAATCCCCTGTAGGCATCACAGTATGTATCCAGTCAATTTAATCTCACTGTACGCCTAGTTATTACTAGGAATTAACCTTCGCGGGTAGACATTAATGGGCTTGCATTTCATAGTGTGTGAGCATGACAAATCTACTAACTACTCGGACTCATCTTTTAGACAATGACACAGCAGTCATTAACATTATTTTATCCTACCGCCTGAAAGTAAGGCAAGTTAGAAGCTACATGGTAGAAGTGTGTTGTTGTGGTCGAGATGGGTTCACGTGGCAATGGCGATGAGTCACATGCTCTATGAAGACCCACCGTAAACGGTATACGGCCTCACTTCAAAGTGAGGTGTCGCATGGAGGGTTGGTATCCTCCGGGATAATGTCGTTGTATAGAAGTGTATATATGTATATATCTTCATTTTTAAAATAATAGAAAATTTTTAAAACAAGCGGTTAAATTAGAAAATATGGAAGAAACAATAAAAATAAACAGCATGGGAATAGCTCAAAAATCCCCTGTAGGAATCACAGTGAGTATCCTAGTATGGGAACATTTTTCGTAAATAAAACGGAAACCCGTAACACCATTGTAAATAAATCGGAGCGTTTGCGCGAACAGACGTTCCGACCTCGCGACTTGTCATCGACAAGTCCAAGTACTCCTGCCAGTACTAGTGTCGTTGATCACTATCATAGCAGGAGAAGCCGTAATAAATTAAAATACAAGAAGTCTGTCACCAACGGAAAGCATGGGTCTATTAAATATGGTCCATCTGACTGTCGTGGTGCTGATTGTGAGCATACTGATGATGATTCATCGTTAGAAAATGTTCCTGACATTAAAATTGCACCATTAGAGGGGATTTTCGTACAGGAGTTCCCTGATGAGGATGGTCATCTCGTTTTATACGGCCATATTAATTCGGCTTTATGCGTTATGCCGGATTCTTATCCTCAGGATCGTATGGTTAGGACTGGAGAAGTTTGTGTCTGCTCCAGTCACACCCCTTTCACTTTCTCTGATACAGCAAAAAATAAACTAAATGTTATCGCATCAGATTTCTTGGTTCATGCTAAGTTAGATTCATATCGCTGGTATGATGATCAACGTGTTATCATTGATCAACCATATAGGGAGTTTTGTGTGTATGTGCCTTTGTTGGCCAAATTGCGTAAGGAGCTGCCTACCTTCAACTTTGATTCGCATTTGGTTAATAGTGCCACGGCTATTGCGTACAATTTGTGCCCTCAGCTCGGCTCAACCAATACATTCGATTGGTTGCGCCGTGATACCATCGATTTCTTTCTTGCCCGAACTCATCGAAATATGGTGCAGCATACTAATAGTTTAGATATTCAGAGAAAGGCCACATCCAATGGTGGTGTCATTGGTAAATGTGATCTGTCACAGTATAATCTAATGCTTACACTCAACCAAGCTTATGATACGTATAAACCAGTTGCCATTGGCAACCAGGTTAGTAGTGTGTTTGCTTATGAGTGCCGGTCAGATTTTAGTGCAACTCTTACCAAATATGACGATGTTAAACAGTGTTATGTTACTACACCAATTCCCCAATTGTTGACAAGTGAGCATGTGCCACATTTCGGGAATGAGGAAGAAGGTAAAATCCATAAGCAAACTGTGTTTCTTAGATTACATGGTTGCAATATGGTCCAGTATGCCAATACTTGGTCAAACATTCGATCGGGTTTGAAGCGTCTTTTGGGTGCACGAGTAAAGGAAAACCTTTACCGCGCCAATGCCAGGGCTGGTGCTATAGCTCTATGGATTCAATCAACAGGGGACAGTATGGTTGAAGTGGACGTTGATAGCAACCCACATGATGTAGTATTTTCACGAATCACATCATCAATGTTGCCTGATCGTTTGTTGCCCCCCACTCACTCTGATGTTCGTGCTGACGTCATGAGTTCCTTATTAACCTATATCCACGATCGCGTTACACCTGGTGTTATGTCACGCCTCGTTGATCAGGTTTACACTACTAGTAATTGGGCCTATCACACAGCTTATTTGGCTTTTGTTGAGAGGTTGCCCCAGTTGGCACGTAGGAGACTAATTGCTAGCATCCAACATGCTAAGCGCAAATTGCGTACGATTTTTGTCAAACGCAATGAGTTTGCCTTAACAGATAACAACATGGTACGTACCTTAAAGGCTTCACTTAAGCGTGAAACCGCTAAGGCAGGTAAAGCTCCACGTTTGTTTGTTGATTATGATGCTGGGTGCATGTATGCTAATGACTTACCAGAGTATGTTAAGTGTTGTTTACACGGAGAGTACACTTTTCTGGCCAGTTATGGTGGTACAAGTTTTACAATGACAGTTTATATTGTTGCCAAACCTAGTAGTGATGGATTAAAAGAGGTTTTTCGTAACCTTCATGCCAGCCGTGGGACCCTCCACCACATGTATTGTGTCATATATAGTGACGACCAAGTGGTATTTTGTGAGGATTCCATGTTTGAAGTTGATATTGCTTCAAACGATGCTGGCCAGGGCGATGCCAGTTTTTATGCTATATATTTGATGTTAAGTATGTTTAGTCAGCAAGAAGCTTCTTGTCTATTGAGTCAATGTATGGCACCAATCAGGGTGCCAAACCCAAAAGATACGAAAGAGTATATAACAATCCAGTTTAATAAACCTTTTGAGGGTTCTGGATCAACTTTGACCACGATTGTTAATCACGTGGGTGCATTGTTGAATTTGTTGTATACCTTCCATACTTGGGCAAGTACATATAACACAACAAGACTAGACAAACTTCACCATATCCGTGAGTGTATAATAACTGGTGCTGAGTTGAACGGTCATGAAGTTACTGTGAAACATTGTTCTGTTTTTGAACAGGTGACTTTTTTAAAACATTATGGCACAATTGTTGATGGGGAGATGCAGGTCTGTTTATGCTTTGGATCCATATTGAAAAATTTTGGTTCCATTGATGATGACCTGTTGCCTGAACATTTGAGCCTTAGTGTTGATGCATTCAACTCAATGCCCTGGTCAACACGAGTTGACAGATTTTTGGGTGGTGTTATGCAAGGGTTGAAGCATTATGGACCTCATGATGCTTTGACCGCACTTAGGAAGCGATTTCCATCTGTCCAGTCCACCAGGACTGAGGCCCTTTGTGGCTCAGTGGCAATTTTAGGTGATTGGTTGACGTCACAGGACGTTGACACCACCCAAGGCTTCATGAGAAGGTATGGTATTGACAGGCGCGCCATTGACGAGTTTGTTAATTGTGTTGCTAACCTTAGGGTTGGCCAGCACCTATCCACTGAGTTAGGGAATAAAGTCCTGATGGTGGACTATGATTATCAGTGTAATTTTAGGCTTGATAGTCAGTTTGTGTAAAGTCAAGTGCTTCTGAGTGCCATTGTGCCACCCAATTGTTGGAGATCCATTAAGGTTCAGAGTGGATTTTAAATCGCTCTTGCTGTTGCAAGGCGTTGGGCAGTTATTATGTAAC